TAGGAACAAGTCTTAGTAAAGCGGCTATTGAAAGTGAGGCAAAAAGATATATTGAAGAGTGCTTATTAATAAACCCTTATATCTTATCTATAGAAGATTTAAATATAAATATAGATGGGGATAAGGTGGAGGTTGGCTTTACAATAAACACTATTTATGGGGAGGTGGATATAGTTGTATCTTGAAGATAGTGAGATTATAAAAAGCAGAATGCTGGAGAAAGTATCTAATGATTTAAATAAATCAGAGGGTACTTTTCTTTATGACTCAATTTCACCTATAGCAGAAGAAATAGCACAAAGCAAACTTCAGTTAGATGAAGTTTTGAAAAGAGTATTTGCAACTACTGCTGCTGAAAATGGTTATTCAGATGAACTTGAAAAAAGAGCAGCAGAGTATGCAATATATAGAAAAGAGGGAAATAAGGCAAGTGGAAAAGTTAAGTTTTATGGAAGTGAAGGTGCCTTAATACCTAAAGGAACAATAGTACAAACAGAAGGAACCCTTCAATATAAAACATTAGAAGAAATAAGCATAATTAATAAGGAAGCTTCAGTAGGGGTAGAAGCCCTAAATATAGGAACAAAATACAATGTCCAAGGTAATCTTATTAAGGAACTTCCTATACAAATCTTAGGGATAACCTCAGTAATAAATGAAGAGGGGATATCAGGAGGAACAGAGGAAGAAAGTGATGAGGAGTTACTTAGCAGATTGTTGCTTAGACAAAGAACTCCAGGGACTTCTGGCAATGCTAATCACTATAAATTATGGGCAACAGAAATAGCGGGAATAGGTGATGCAAAGGTATTTCCTTTATGGAATGGAGCAGGCTCAGTAAAGGTGGTGGTGGTTGATTCAAATAAGCATAAACCTAATGAGACTTTGCTTAATGAAGTAAAAGACAATATTGAAATCAATAGACCAATAGGAGCCGCTGTAACAGTTATAGGAGCTTCAGAAAAGCAAATAAATATAACTGCAAAGGTAGTTTTATCAAACAATTATACAATTTCTCAGATTCAATCAAGGTTTTATTACTTGTTAGAGGATTATTTCAAAGAAATAGCGTTTTCTTCAAGTTATATAAGTTATGCAAAGATAGGTAATATTCTGTTATCAACACCAGGAGTTCTGGATTACTCAGAATTAAAGGTAAATAATTTAACGATTAATGTAGGGTTACAAGAAGAAGAAATTCCTATTGTTGGAGCCTTGGAACTGGGGGTGTAGTATGTATCCAGAGAAGATTGATAGCTTTGTAGAAAAGTTAAATAAATTGGATAACAACACCTATGTAATTGAGGAAGAGGTCAAACCTATAAATGGAGTATATGAAGGCGAGCTTAAACATGACAATATAAGCAATTCAAGCTTAAGGGTTTATACAGGAAGCAAGTTAACAGGAGATAAAATTGAGAACTTTATTCTATCAACCCCAAGTAATACTCCTTGGAAAAAGTCTATAAAGGTATTTTCAAATAGTCAAAAGGTATATATAACCTATGAAACTCAAGGAGATACAGTTGAGGCAGAGGATATAAATATCCTTCAAGAAAGCATAGTGAATACCCAAATAGAAATTGATAGATACAAGACTTCAAATGATAATGAAGTTCTTAATTTAAAGAATAGAGCAACTTCCTTAGAGAATGGAAAAGCAGCTAAAACCTATGTTGATACAGAATTAGCCAAGAAAATGGACAAAACATCTGCCTACACCAAAACTGAAACAGATCAAAGAATTCAAAATGTTGTAGGAGCAGCACCAGCAGCCTTAGATACTTTAAAGGAACTAGCCGATGCCCTTGGAAATGATGCTAACTTTGCAGGAACAATGACTAGTGCTTTATCTAATAAGGTAGATAAAGTATCGGGAAAACAGCTTTCAACAGAGGACTATACAACTACTGAAAAAAGTAAATTAGCAGGAATTGCAGCAAGTGCAAATAACTATGTGCATCCAAGTACTCATGCAGCAACAGTAATTGTAGAAGATTCAACTCATAGATTTGCTACAGACACAGAGAAAGCTAACTGGAATGATGCAAACAGTAAAAAGCATACCCATTCTAACAAATCTATAATAGATGCAATAACTCAAACAATTATTGACACATGGAACAGTGCCTATAGTCATATTTCAGATGTAGTAAAACACATAACTGATGATGAAAGAACTCAGTGGAATACGGTAGTTAACAAAGTGGATAAGGTTGAAGGAAAGCAGCTTAGTACTGAGGATTATACCTCAACTGAAAAAAGTAAATTATCAGGAATTGCAGCAAGTGCAAATAACTATGTGCATCCAAGTACTCATGCAGCAACAGTAATTGTAGAAGATTCAACTCATAGATTTGCTACAGACACAGAAAAAGCTAACTGGAATGATGCAAACAGTAAAAAGCACACACACTCAAACAAATCTATAATAGATGCAATAACTCAAACACTTATTGATACATGGAACAGTGCTTATAGTCATATTTCAGATGTAGTAAAGCACATAACTGATGATGAAAGAACTCAATGGAATACTGTAAGTAATAAAGTTGATAAAGAAACAGGAAAAGTATTGTCCTCTAATGACTTTACCTCAGCATATAAAACTAAGGTAGATGGAATAACCACAGGTGCAACCAAGGTTGAGAGCAGTTCTACTAATGGAAATATAAAAATAAATGGCACTGAAAAAACTGTATATACTCATCCTGCAAATCATGATGATAGATATTATACAGAGAGTGAAGCAGACACTAGATTTGCCATAAAAGCAGATTTAGATACAGTGTATATTAAAAAAGGTGTAGTAACCTGGAATGATTTAAAGGGGGTGTAGTTTTTGTATGGTGATAATGTTTATGGATTATTTAATTATGGAAAAGAAACTACCCTAACAGAGGATGAAATTAACTCCAATAAACCTAGACTGTTAGGATATTTGCCTCACTTTCTAAGAGGAGTTTTAGAATTTAAAGAATGGGACAACGTTTCAGGTTATGAAATATCTAAACTTAATTTAGGTATAAAGGATATAATAGCTCAATGTTTTATAGACACTGCAACCTGGGGACTCAATCTATGGGAAGATCAAATAGGAGTATCAACTGATATAAATAAATCCTATGAAGAAAGAAGAGAAATAATAAAAGCTAGACTTAGAGGAAGTGGAACTGTAACTAAAAAGATGATAAAAGAAACTGCAGAAGCTTTTAGTGGAGGACAGGTTGATATAATCGAACACACTGAAAGCTACTCTTTTACAGTTAGATTTGTTGGTGTAAAAGGTATTCCTAAAAATATGGCAGCCTTTATAGAAATGATAAATACAATTAAGCCTGCACACTTGGATTACGACATAAAGTACACTTATACAGTTTGGAATGATATAAAGTCAAAAGCTTGGAGCAATCTAAGTAATAAAACTTGGAACGAATTAAAAGTTTATGAATAGGAGGAAGAATATTTGAAAACTACAACTAATTATGGATTTAAGCAACCAGAAGGAACAGATATAGTAAATATAGATGACATTTCAGATAACTTCGGGAGTGTAGATACAGAAATTAAAAAAGCAAATGATAAAGTAATAACTCATGAAGGAAAAGGAGGAGCTGTTCATGCTGATGTAACAACCACTACTTCTGGGTTTATGAGTTCAGCTGACAAAGTAAAGTTAAATGGAGTTGCAACTAATGCCAATAACTATTCCCATCCTACAGGAGATGGGAATTTACATGTACCAGCAACTGGAACAAGCAATAGTGGTAAGGTATTGAAGGCTGGAGCTACAGCAGGAAGTTTAGCATGGGGAACTTTAACTCCTACAGATGTGGGAGCTTTAGCAACATCACATGAAGGACAAGGTGGAAGCGTTCATGCAGATGTTACTACATCAGCTTCAGGATTTATGAGCGCGGCTGATAAGACAAAGTTAAATGGAATAGCTTCAGGAGCACAAACAAATCAAAATGCAGTGCAAAGTATACAGGCAATAACTTCATCTGGAACTGCTATAGGAACTGCAACAGCAGCAAGTGCTACAGACACAATTCAATTAAAAGAAGGAAGTAATATAGACATAGCTGTGAGTGGTAAAACATTAACACTAAATAACACTTATAGTTATACTCATCCAACAAGCGATGGAAATTTACATGTACCAGCAACTGGAACAAGTAATAATGGAAAAGTACTAAAAGCTGGAGCAACATCAGGAAGTTTAGAGTGGGGAGCTTTAACTTCTACAGATGTTGGTGCATTAGCAACATCTCATGAAGGGCAAGGTGGAAGCGTACACGCAGATGTAACTACAACAACTTCAGGATTTATGAGTGCAGCAGATAAAACAAAATTAAATGGAATAACTTCAGGAGCACAAACAAATCAAAATGCAGTACAAAGTATACAGGCAGTAACTTCATCTGGAACTGCTATAGGAACTGCAACAGCTTCAAACGCCACTGATACAATACAGTTAAAGGAAGGAAATAATATAAGTATAACTGCCAGTGGAAAGGCATTAACTTTAAATAACACGTATAGTTATACTCATCCTACAGGCGATGGAAATGTACATGTTCCAGCTACAGGGACAACAAATAATGGTAAGGTGTTAAAAGCAGGGTCAACAGCAAATAGCGCGTCATGGGGACAAGTTGCTTGGAGTGAGGTTACAGGAATACCTTCAAGTTTTCCAGGTAGTGTAACTGGAAATGCTGCTACGGCAAATAGGTTAGCTAATGCAAGGACTGTTTCGTTAAGTGGCGATGCTACTGGTTCGGTCTCTTTTGATGGTTCAGCCAATGCTAACATAACAGTTACTGTAGCTGATGATAGTCATAATCATATTATTGCAAATGTTGATGGGCTACAGTCGGCATTGGATGGGAAATCATCAACATCACATACTCATAGCTATTTACCATTGAGTGGTGGAAGTTTAACAGGGCAATTATATGCAAATGGTGGAATATATTCACCATGGACAGAAACTAGGAATATAGAACTTAGAGCAAGTGGAAGTATGCCATATATAGATTTTAGTAATGATAGTTCAATAGATTATGATGCTAGACTTGTTCTAACGAGTGATGATATTTTGGAAGTACAGGGGGCAAGTCTTGTTACTAATGGTTATTCTTATGTAAGAGACATAAGACCTGGTGGTGATAATGTTTACACGTGTGGTGAGTGGGGAACTTGTTGGTATTCTGTTAGATCCTTCAGGTTTGAACAAGCTTCAGATAGAGATAAGAAGTATAATATAAATGAAATAAAAACTGATTATGCCTATAATACCGTTAAAGATATAAAACCATACCTTTATCAGTATATTTCAGAATCTTCATCTGAAGAGACAAAGGAAGATAAAAAACAGCAATTAAAAGAAGCAGAAGAAAAAAATAAAAAAGAGTATTTCATGGGAATAATGGTAGATGAAGCACCTATAGAAATCATAAGCCATGAAAATGAAAAAATGATTGATGTGTACTCTTATACTACAATGGTTTTAGGGGCATTAAAGGAAACTATAAAAAAAGTTGAAATATTAGAAGAGGAAGTTAGGAAATTAGGAGGGAATATATAATATGGCACTACAATTAAATAATTATACTAATGGAGCAGGGGTAAAAACTCAATATTGGAAGATAACTGATTATAGTCTAAGAACCATTTATAAAAGTGTTGATATAACATTTGGAGGATGGGTGACAAAAGAATTAAGTGATAGTGGAAATTATTCGCCAGTAGAAATTAAAAAAGTTAGATGCTTGGCAGATAAGTTTGACGAATACTTCTCTTCACAAAATTTAGATGAAAATGGATCAAATCCACTATTACAGATGTATAAATTTGCAAAAGATAATAGTGAGTTTTTTAAAGATTCGATTGATGTGTAGTTGATTATTTGTTATATATCAACAAGAACTTAATAAATAACAGCAAAGAGCAGACGTAAGCTCTTTTTTTATTGATAAGAAAGGAAGGTTAAGTCTATTTCTATAGAAACTTACCTTCCTTATTTATTAATACAATTAAATTTTTATATAAGGAGTGAAGGGATGGAGAGTGAAATAATTAAATATATAATAACCCAAGGAATATTCTGTGTTTTATTTGTTTGGCTTCTAATGGATACAAGAAAAGATTCAAAGGAAAGAGAATCTAAGTATCAACAAACAATAGATAAGCTTGCTAGTTCACTAGGAACTATTGAAGAAATAAAAGAAGATATAGATGATATTAAAGAAATAATTTTAAAATAATTTGAAAAGGAGGTTTACAAATGAAAGAAATAAAAGGTTTATTACAAGTGAAGAAGATAATAGCTTTATTATTAACAATAGTGTTCTGTTTTTTAAGTATTAAGCAGAAAGTTAGTTCGCAAGA